ACCCGGTCGCGCAGATCGACGCGCTCTCCAAGGCGTTCAACAGCTTCGCCGACGGGCCGCAGAAGTCCGCGGTCGCGCTGGCGCTGTTCGGCAAGGCTGGCGCCGAGCAGCTGAAGGTGTTCAAGGCGCTAGACGAGGCCGGCGGCCGGACCGTCATCCTCACCCAGGCTCAGATCGAGCTGGCCGACGCCTATGCCGACCGGCAGGCCAAGCTCACCGCCACGCTCAAGGCCTATGCGCAAGTGGCGGTGACTGACCTCCTGCCCTCGTTGAACGAGCTCACGCAGGTCACCAGCGAGGTCTTCCGCGAGCTGGTGGGCGTGGACTCCGCCGGTAAGAAGCTCGCCGGCGACTCGCCGATCAAGGAGTTCGCCGAGAGTGCTGCAAACGTCTTCGCGTTCCTGGCCGACTCCGTGCAGGGGGTCGGGCGCGTGGTTCAGACGCTCGGGATCTACTTCGGGTCCGCCGGTGCCGCCGCGGCCGCCGTGCTCTCCGGCGAGTTCCAGCAGGCTCGCACGATCGCCGAGGAGGCCCGCCAGGACATTGAGAAGGTGCTCTCCGCGGATCTGTTCAGCCAGCGGCTGGCCCGGCTCCGTGCTACCGCTGCGACCGCTGCTGCGTCCGGCGACAACCAATCCGCGGCCGAGTCGGCGCGCCTGGCACGCAAGCCTCGCCTGGAGTTCGACGGCACCGCTAAGAGGAAGCCTGGCGGCACCGGAGACAAGCAGAGCGAGGCGCAGAAGTACCTGGAGACGCTGCAGAAGTCCGGCGAGCAGGTGCAGAAGCTGACCGACTACGAGAAGGCGCTCAACGACATCCAGTCCAAGCGGCTGAAGGGAATCACGCCGGCGCTCGAGCGGTCCATCCTCGAGCAGGCGAAGGCGAACGATCAGGCCCGGGTGGCGATCGAGCTGCGCACCGCTGAGGTCGGCGCGCTCTCCGCACGCGCCAAGGCCGAGCTCGACAACCTGGACGCGCTGGTCCAAGGCAACAAGGAGCTGGAGCGGGAGATCGCGCTCATTGGCCTGGACGAGCTGGGCATCCTCGGCGTGGAGCGGGCGCGCATCAGCAGCCTGCGGGCGCTGAAGGAAGAGGAGCTCGCACGCCGGGCCGCCAACGGTGCCGCCGATGAAACCCTGCAGGTCCTCGAGGCGGAGATTGCCGCGCTGCGCGAGCGCGAGGAGCTGATCGGCAAGAAGATCGGCCGGTCGATCGAGAACCGAAACGACGAGGCGGTGGCCAAGGCCGGCAGCAAGGCGTCCACAGCGCTGGCCGACTCCATCGAGGCCGGGATTCTGGACGGCTACCGCAAGGGGTCGGACCTCACCACCATCTTCCTGAACGAGCTCAAGGCGCAATTCGCCAAGACGGTCCTGCGTCCGCTCATCGAGCCGGTGGCGGCGGCAGGTAACGACCTCATCGGCCAGCTGATCGGGTCCGCTGTGTCGGCGTTCTCTGGAGGCGGCCTGGGTATCACCACCGGCGACTCGGCGTTCTCCCAGACTGGAGCGCAGATCCTCGGGCGCAAGGCCGGCGGCGGCGACGCCAATCCGAACCCGAGCGGCGCGCTCCTGGTCGGCGAGAAGGGCCCCGAGCTGTTCCGGCCCTCGACCAGCGGCCGAATCATCCCGAACGGCATGCTCGGCGGCGGCGCCGCGCCGCGCACCATCATCGAGAACCACGGCGCGCGGATCCAGGAGCAGCGCCAGTCGAATGGCGACGTCCGTTTCGTGATCGACGCCGCTGTGCGCGAGGTCGATCGCCGCATTGCATCGCGCACCGGCTCGACGGCTGTCGCGCTGAAGTCTGCCGGGCTCTCCCTCAATCGCGGATTGCCGCGGCGCGGCGGCGTCTGACATGGCCCTGCCGACCATCATCGCTCCGCCCGAGGCGCCGGTGTTCCTGGCGGACGGGCACGAGATCGAGGAGCTCTCGCGCTACGCTCAGGTGCAGATGCAGACCGGGCACAGCCGGCCGCGCGCGGTGCGCAGTCAGGCCGAGCGTATGGTCGACGTCACCTGGTTCCTGGAGGAGGCGGCGCTGCTGGCTGTGTACGAGTGGTACGAGGGCACGCTGCAGGCCGGCACGCGGTTGTTCGCGGCGCGCGTGGCCACACAGGGCCCCGGGCCATCCTCGGGCGTCTGGCCGAGCCTGTCCTGGTGGACCGCGCGCTGGGTTCAGTTCCAGACCGAGATGCTGCACTATGGTCGCGGGCGGGTGTTTGGGCGCCTGTACCTGATCGAGGGCCCGTTCGAGGAAGGTCCGGACCTCAGTTCTCTGGCGATGGAGATCCGCGCGCCGCTGCTCGGCGCTGCAACTCCCACCATCCCGGCCGATCTGGCGATGGAGATCGACGTCGCGCTCGACGGCTTCGTGGACGAGACCTCTTGAAATGGCCACCGACTACCCGACCACGCTGCCGGTACCGCAAACCGAGACGGTCACTCCGTTCGAGCGCGCGCAGTTCTCGAACGCTGACCGGCCGCGCGAGGCGCGTGCGCTCTCCACCGATCGGCTCGCCACCGTCCGCGCGACCTGGCCGCCTCTCTCTCCGGCCGAAGCGGCAATCTTCGAGGAATGGTGGCGCGTGCAGATCTACGAGGGCGGCGCCTGGTTCAACGCGACCTGGCCGCTGCCGCAGGGCCGCGTGGGGGCGGTGTTCCGCTTCATCCAGCAGCCTCGCTGGCGCTTCGTTCCTGGTGGCCGCTGGCGCATCGAGGGCGTGCTCGAGCAGCGCGGCCGCGGGCTGACGGTCATCGACGGGCCCAACTCCGGGCCGCCGTCCAATCCGTGGAACAGCGCCAACGAGCTGGGCACCGTGGTCTTCACGGACGGCGACTTCACCGCCACCTTCTCCGCTCCTGCGACCGTGGTGTCGATCGAGGCCGCCGAAGGTTCTCTGGGTGACGGCAAGTACTACGCGGAGCTGGTGCCGGTGTTCGACGCGTTCGAAGGCGGGGCGTCGACTGTGCAGTGCGGTGTTTCCAGGTCGAATCCTGGCAGCGGGTCAAACGGCGCCGCCATCGACCTGAGCGGCGACGTCATCGTCGACGGTGCGGTCGTCGACAACCTGGGGGCGATCAACTCCAACGACGTGATAATGATCGCGCTGGACGCATTCTCGAACCTCATCTACTTCGGAAAGAATGGCGCCTGGTTGGGCGGTGCCGATCCAGAGGCAGGGACGGATGGGTTCGCCATCACTGGGCTCACCGCCGACTTCTGGCTCTCTTTCTTCGGAGACGACATCGAGAGCACGTACAGCTGCCGGATCAGAACCGGGACCGATCGCTTCTCCTACGCGGTGCCGGCCGGCTTCACCGCTTGGAATGTTCAGGGGGAGTGATGTCGCATCTCACCAACTACGCCGAGAACCTGCTCGCCGACATGGCGCGCGGCGAGGGCCTGACGCTCGCGTCCAACTGGACGGTGCACCTACTGACTGCGGTGTCCGACTCCGCGCACACGAAGGTGACGGGGACTGGCTACGCTGGCCAGTCCTCTGCTCGCAGCCTCACCGAGTGGGCGGGCACGCAGGGCGCCGCAACCACCCTGGTGAGCTCGGGAACCTCGCACCGGACTTCGAACAACAGCCTGATCGACTTCGGTGTTGGCGGTGCCGGTGGCTGGAGCGGTCCGGCGATCGCCGTCGGGCTGTTCGATGGCGCCAACCTGTTTGCGTGGGCTGACATGGATCCGCGCACCGTCGCGGAGAACGAGGCGATCTCGTTCGACCCCGGGACGATCATCTTCGACTTCGGCGTCTCTGGCGGCATGTCCGACTACCTGTCCAATCGCCTGATCGACCTGATCTGGCGCGACGAGGCCTATGTCTGGCCGGCGAACCTCTACGCTGCCTACACCACCACCACCCCGACCAACGCCGCCGGCGGCCTCGAGCCGGGTGTTGGCGGCTACGCTCGGCAGGCGATTCCTTCAACGCTCGCCGGGTGGGGGCCAACACAAGGCGACCTGTCGACCGATCCAAGTTCCGGAACAGGCGGTCGCATCGGCAACCGTGCGGCTGTCACTTTTCCGGCGCCAACGGCTGACCAGGGCGTGGCCACCCACGGCGAGCTGCTCGACGCCATCGCAGCTGGAAACCTGATGTTCTGGCGCGCTCTCACCGCTGCAAAGACCATTGCCAACGGAGGCGCCGCTCCGGCGTTCGCCGCCGATGCCATTGGCATCACCTGGGCCTGACCCATGCCAGACATCGTTCGCCGCGGCGTGACGCTCGCACAGGCTCTGCAGGAGGCGGCGGCTGTTGCCCCGATCTATCGGCAGATGCTCTACTGCTACGAGCTCTGGCACCCGACGCTGGCGTCGCCGGTCTACTTCGTCAACGACAATGCGGACCTGTCGGCGTTCACCGAGCCAACCGCAGCACGCAACCCAGCGGCCGAGGTCGAGTTCCTGTCTTGCCCGATGACCGTCTCGCGGCCGGAGGAGTCCGACCAGCCGGAGTCGCCGAAGATCTCGATGTCGCGGCCCGATCTGGCCGGCATGATGCGGCCGCTGCTGGCTGTCGCGCGCGGCTCTCTGGACCCG